TTTTCTTGAACTTTATCATACCCATCTCTTTTTTCAAATTCACCAAACTTATCAACTTGAATATTTTCTAATTCTTTCAAAGACCCAGGAGGTTCCTGTTTTGGGTCAATCTTTTGATTTATCCCTTTAGACAAAGGTATAGCTACTCTTCCTTTTCGTAAAGCCATTAGTAACCCTTAGTTTTGCATTCTAAACCATTTAGAACTTCCATCACACACTAGTATGGCATGACCGTAGTTTGTTGAAATAGTAAAGTTTCCACCTGCTGTACCACCATCTATTGTGTTAGTTCCTGCTGCTGTAATAGTTATGGCTCTTGTACCTGCTGCACCACCACCATCTTTTATGTAGTAAAACCGTCCTGCTGCGACAGTTCCTGCTGATGGTAAAGTTAGTCCAACAGTTGTAGTTCCTGTACCAGCGGCATTTATAAAAGAAATACCAGAAGCAGAAGGAATAGTATAAGTAGAGCTTGTTCCAGTTGTGTAATAACTAAAAGTATTTGAATCTCCTTTTACTAATCCATCTTTTGTTATTTGTATTGAAGCTGTAGAGTTTCTCCAGTGTAGATCATTTCCTTTACTGTATAATGATCTAGCTGTAGTAGAGTCTGAGCCTTGGTCTTCAAATACTCCGTATTTAAGTTCAGTAGCACTATAGCCATTAAACTCAACATCAGCATTAATATTAAGACCAGCAGAGGGAATACTCTTACCTTGAGTGCTATGATCATGATCATCTAGATCAACAAAAGCATCATTAAGAGTTGTAGCCCAAGTTGGTCCAAGTGTGGTACCTACATCAGGTAAAGTTAAATTTAAAAATGTTCCTGAGCTTGCCATTATATTCTCCTAAAATACCCACAATGTTATAATTTCTGTAACACTAGAAGACCCAGCTGCGCTATCTCCAGCATAAGGACTATATTTCCATAATAGTAAAAAC